CGACCAGTAGCCGTCGGTGACGTCCGCCCCGGTGCCGCGGTCCCTGACCACAAACCAAACGAAGTCACGGGCCACGAGACTGCGGGCCTGTAGCGCAGCGAGGTTTTCTGCGGAGAGGGAGCGCGTCATACGATGTACTGCATGGCTTGGAACGAAACGATGGAATGCAGGGCACCGCTCGGCTTGCTGGAAACCGAACCGGGCACGAGGCAGAAGATGCCGCTCGGTGTTTTCAGCGTGACGGCATTGGTGAGCGTAAAGCCCGGTCGGATGTACGGTCGCACTTCGAACTGCGCGGTGGTTCCCGACCCGTTGGCCGTGACGCCTTCCACGGCGCGGTGCAGCGCGCGGGCGGAGCCGTAGGTGAACGACAGATAGTCGCCGACCGATACGACCTGACCCGCCGCCAGCCCGGCGAGCGCCAGGGATTTGTTGTTCGCGTTAACCGAAAGCAGCGTGCCGTTGTTGGCGCCGGTCCCGGTCGGATAGAGGCGCGGCATGACGCGCCGCAAGTCCGCGGCCTCGAACGTCTGAATCACGCCGTCCAAGCTGTCCAGGACAGCCTCGAAAGCCGAAGCGTCGTCATTGGGCAGCGGCTTTGTGACGTAGCCGGCCAGCCACAGCGCCGACCCGAAGTCCTTGCCGATTGTCCGGCCCGAACCCTGACGGCTCGTTTCCTGCCGCGAGACGAGCTGCGGCGGCGCTGTGTCGGCCGAAAAGTCGACCATGGTCATGATATCGGTGCGGGGATATATGACCGTCATGACAGCGCCCGTGACGTCTTGGCCTTTTTGACGATGGCGACCGTTTCCTGGTATCGCGCGGCGCGGTCGTCCGCGAACGCCTGCCGCAACTGCGCGACTGCAGTGTCGCTCGCACCTTGGCCGATGTTGATGGTGCGGTTGTCGTTCATGATGACGGGCGGGCCACTATCGTTGTTGGCCCCACCGGTACCGCCTCCGACCAAGCCGCCGTCGGCGTAACCCTGCAATCGGGTCAGGTTGCCGACGCCGATGCGGTTCGTGGCGGCGGCGTTCATGACGAATTCGCCGCGATGGACGATGCCGGCTGGCTCGTACTTACCACCCGAGCCGGTATAGCCGCCAGTGGCGAAGCCGGGGCCGTAGTCGGCGGCGGTCAAACCCGCGAGCGGATTGGTTGACGAGCCGGGGTCTGCGCCGGTTGGACTGAGAAAATCAAGCAGGCCAGAACTGCGCATGGACGAATTGAGTCCGTCAATCAGCGGCTTTATGACCATGATTTTGATGATCGCGTCGGTGAGGGCCTGCACGATGGTCATGCCGAGCGACTTGAAGCCGGCCGACAGCGACGTGGTGCCCAAGAGCATGTCGCGCAACGCGGGCGTCACGGCCGTCAATGACGTTGTGGCGAACTGGTCGAGCTGCTTGTTGAAATTACCGGCGTCGTTCATGGCGGCTTGAAGCTGCGGCAGGTTCGAACCCGCGACCTTGGCTGCGTCTGATAGGGCGCCGACTTTATTTGCAGCGACTTGAACAGCGGCGGCGTACTGCTCCGGGTTATTGGGGTCAAGCAGACCTTGGGCAATCCACGACTTGAGAAGGTCGCCTGCCGCCTTGGTGGCTTCCCCAAGGTTAAACACGCCGAGTTGCGCTGACTGATTGGCGCGCGACCATTCGTCATTCGCAGCCACCAGGTTCATGACGGAAGCGCGCTGCTCATTGGTCAAACGACTGTTTGTCAATTGCGCCTTCCGGAAATTCTCCCCAGCGAGCGTGACCTTATCTTGCGTGGTAGCCAACGCACCCAGGGCGCTTACATATGACGATTGTTCCGCTATCGCTTTGTCCAAGCCCAACGCAGCAAGTGCGCGTCCCTGCAATCCGGTGAGCGTCGCGTTTTGCGCCACCTCAGCGTTGAGTTTTAGAACGGATGCGTTGTATTTTTCGGTCGCGGTGGCAGCGGACCCGAGAAAAGATACTTGCGCGGCTGCCATTTGCGCCTGTACGGCAGGAGACGCCACAACTGCGGAAGCGGCAGCGGCCGGACCTTCCGCACCCGGAGCATGCCACGTCCCCGACGTCATGCCGCCGCCGATGTCTGACGTGCTAAGGTCGATTCCGGCCTTGGCACGTGTCGGAGCAATCATTCCGCTGCGCATTGCGCGCACCTGATTAAACACGGTGCCTGCGGCGCTCATGAAGTTCATGAACTTATGGAAGTCGTCAGAGAGCGCGAAAGATTTCATCTCGCGCGAAATTTCCAAAACGGTATCGTAAAATGCCTTTTCCGACTCCAGCACAGCACTGGTAAAAATCGACGCAATGTTGTTTTTTGCATTCGACGAAGCGTCGTCGATTTCAATTTTCAGTTTTGCCCATGACTTAACCTGTTCCTTGGTGATCAGATCAAGTTGGTTGACGCTTTCGGTTACGCCGTCGACGCCGCCCTTGGCTGCAATGTCACCAAGTAACAAACCCGCTGGTCCGCCGTTGCGAGTGCCACCGGCCGCTGCCGCGAGTGCGTTTTGCGACGTGCCCGCTTTTGTATACGCTTGTGCCAGGAGGTTTAGAGCAACAGTGGAGTCCTTGGTCACCGACAACTGCGCCAGCAACGCGGGATCGATTTTGAGCAATTCCGCGTAGAGATTGCCGGATCCCTTGCGAACGCCGTCAAGCTGTTGCGTGAAGCGCTCTAGAAACTGCCCCGTCTGCGTCGATGAAAGACCAAAGCCGACCGCTTCACTCTGCAGCGCTTGAAGGGCGGTTGTTGAAATGCCCGACACAGCAGAGAGGTTCTGCAGTTTGATGGCCAATTCGCCCATGCGATTGGCAGACTCGGTTAGCTGTTCGGTCCCTATCAGAAACGCCCCTAAGCCCGCCGCTGCTGCGATTCCGATTGGACCTACGGTCGACAAAATCTGACCGAAAAATCCGGTCTCTTCCGCCAACTTCTCGACGCGCCCATGGATTACGTTGGACACTTCGCCGAATTTGCTGATCTCTTCCTTGGTACTCTTGACGGCGGCGCCGTGTTTAGTCGTGGCGGCGGTGGCTTTAGTGCTTGCAGTCGTCGCTTTGTCGCTGGAACTAGCGCTTTGACTGACCGATGCGCTGGCGTCATCCACGCGCTTTGCCATCTCGTCAAACGAGACTCCAGCGCGTTTAGCCATCGAGTCAATGACGCGAAGCATGGTTTCGGAGCGAGCGCCGGCTGCTGTGAGTTTGTCAGCGCTCGCTGCGGCGGCGGTGCCCGCGGTTTCGAGTTTGTCCAGTGCAACCGCAGCCGTTGTCGCTTGGCGGCTATCAATCGAGAGACCAAGCTGGGCAATGTCGCTCATACGCCACCTGGAAAGATGGCGTCAAACACTGCTGTCAGCGGACGGGTATTCGCGGCGGGCGCGGCCGTTTCCGAGCCGCCCAAGAACGCACGAAGAATCGTGTTCGTGAATTTGTTACGGGCGGAAATGGCGCGGGCGAGGGCGTCGATGGGCATGGCACTCACTTGTTCGTAGGTATAGCCGCACACACCCATTCCGTCGTTTTCCAGCCACGCCAGATATTCAGCGTGGCTTAGGCTTCCCCCGACTTGCCGTCTCCGACGTCAGGCGCGTCCGACTTGCCACCGTTGATCAGATAGCCGACGAATTCCGCCAGCCTCTCGGTCAATTTCGGAAGTCCGGTGCGCCACACTGCGCCGTCCACGTCGCTCGGTTTCTTGTCGAGTCCCGCCGACACGACTGCGACATAAATGTCGTGATCCATCGCGGCGAGTTGGCGCAGCACGTTGATGTAACCGCCCGAAATTCCATTGACGCGCTTGGCCGCCGCAAGGCTGCACTTGAGCGTGACTTCCTTGCCGTCGAGCAGAACGTCGACTTCGCCAATGCTGGAGTCAGCCATTACAGCGTCACCCCGGAGTTCTGAATCCGCAGGTTGAGGACCGTGGTCGACGCGGCCAAGCCGAGCAGGACCACCAAATCGCCCGTATCCGGCGTGGTGCGAATGCCGCCGACGGACGTGTCGGACAAATAGTAAGCGGTACCCGCGACCAGGGTGCCGCCGATAACAATCGGCCCTGCCGTCTGCACGACAATAGGCTGGCCAACCGCGCCGCCGTTGAGCGCGATGCCGTAAGGCACCTTTGCCTCCGCGGTCGCGCTGTCAGCTTCGGCCAGCTTGATAAGGCCGGTCGCGGCTTCCTTGTAGACGACCTGTCCTGCGGTGAGGACCACACCGGCAATGCCGCTGTAATCGATGTTGGCACCGCCTTGAGCAAGGACGCTCGCGGGAGTTACTGTGATATCGACCATTGGTCAGTCTCCAAAATGGAACAGGCTTACGTGGCGGCGACGCGCACGATGTTGGAATTGATTTCGATGGTGCTGTTGAGATTGCGGATCGTATTCGCCGAGCCGTTGGCTTCCTCGGCGCTCATGACCAGGCCGATGAAATATCGCTTGGACGGCGCACCGGACACTGCGTCGTTCAAATCGACGCGGAGTGCGTAGTTGTTCTTGTTGGTCGGGAGCGACGCCGCAATCAGCGCGATCTGACCGGGGTCCAATGCGTTGATGGCAAAAACGTTCTGCATGGAACCGGCGTTCGATGTGCCTTTCTGCTTGGCATCACGACCGCGATTGATCAGCGCCGTTGTGATCAGCGCTCCGGTATCGCCAATGGCCCCGGACTGTGACCAACCGTCGATTTCGACCCACGTCTGAGCGGAGAAATCGCCAACGACAAAATCCGCGTTCTTGTCGGACAGAGCGCCGCCGATGTAGATGTGGCAACCGGATACGGGATAGAGGGCCATGTGCAGCGTCCTTATGCGTTAGCGTACAAAGGTGCGGTAGCGGATGCTGACCGGCGTTCGGGTATAGGGTGCGTCGGGAATCGGCGACGCGATTGCGGGCTTCTGGTCAATGCGAACGGTGACGGCCCCGTTGACGATGTTCGTGTCGCGCGAGAACCACGCGGCCACGGCGTCGGCGAATTGCGTCGGTGTCTTGGTCCCGCCGGCCGGGTTCTGCTTGGTGACCACGGTCACCTGGAAAATGCCCGCGTGTTCGTCCCACGCATTGATGCCAATGCCCTGCGTCTGCGCGCGGAGAATGGCGGCCTCGATCCACTGATCGGGCTTGATCTGCCCCTTGGGCGGAAACGTCACGTCCGGGCTGGCAACGGGCCATGCGGCCAGCGGGGCACCGGTATCCACCAAAGCCGCAAGACGTTGCAACAGCGCTTCCGTGATTTGCGATTCAACGCCCACAGCGGTCATGTTCGTTGATTACCACATAAAACGGTGAAAGTCAACAAAAACGCGGATGGGGTAGCCAAGGGCCTGATAATGGGCTAGGTTGGCAAAATGCGCGTCCTAGTTGCCCTCCTGCTACTCACCAGTTTACCCGCTTTCGCGGCGGGGTCGCTCACGGCTGATCAGACGGCGTATCGCGCCAGTCTGGACCGTTCCTTTCTGGATGCCGGCGTTAAAGTCACTGTGGAAGCTGTGACGGACTCGCGAAGCACAATCGTGCCGAAGGGCGCTAAGTTGCCTGTGCTCCTGATTTGGAACACATACCTCACCCGTCCCAACGTCTACCAAATCCAAAAAAGGCTGGATGTGATCGGCGACGCCCGCAAGGCCGCTTTCGGGACCGTCGTTTTTTACAGCGCCACGGGCACGGGTAGCCTGTACTCGTTCGATGTCACCAAGCCGGGCGAGACGTGCTCGCGGGACTTATGCTTCTGACTACCTGGGCAGTTCCGCAGCCGCTTGGTTCACGATGCCCGCGAATTCGACCACTGTAATTCTGACCATACCGGCCGGGGCCTGCTTTGACCAGCCATATTCGAGGCGTCTGGAATAGCTTAGGTTCGAGCACATAGTGATGACCGTACCGGCCTTCAAATTCAGCACGGCCGCGTCAATTCGCATGATGGACGGCGCGCCGGTCTTATCGATCGTGCCGGGGTCGCCACCGGGAATCGAATTGATGGCAACGACCCAACTGGACTTGAAGCGCCCTTCGTCGACAGGCGACTTAATCACAACACGCGTGAACATCTCCAGCGCCACTTTGCGCACCACGAGGTCGGCATTTTCCTTCGCCTTTGCGACAAACTCCGCAATCTGCGCAGAGAAAATGCTGCCCGCGCTCATGGCCCTAAACTCGCACTTGGCAATCGAACAGACAAACGACGTTGGCCGGCGATATCAGGTCCGCCTTGATGATCGTTTTTTCGTCAACGTTGAACGCTAGGAGAACATCCGACGGGAGGATCAAGCCGAGCCCCTGCAACGGTCCGGCCGCAACCAGCCAGCGCTCGTCATTTTCCAGGATGCTGCCCGACTGCATCTGTTTCAGTGAAAATTCAATCTTGACGGCGAACGTGGGGAAGTCAGTCACGCTCTGTGTCGGGTCGTAATCCGTGCCCGAATTCGACGTGCGGCGAATCGTGCTGACCTTGCCGTCGCAAAATTCGCGGATCAGGTCGTCGCCGTCGGCGCGCGTCTCGATGTAGTCGAAAATGTCTCCGGCCATATCTACGCCCGCACCAACGTGGTATTCCCGCTGGAACTACCCGGCGTACTGGTCACGAGCCCGCGCAACAGCCCCTCGATGACCGTGTAGCGATCAATAGCGGGCGCACCGTCCGTGTACGTGATGTCCTTGCGCAGCGGCCCCACGCTCTTGCCGATGCTCTTGACCTGACCACCGCGGACCAGTAGCGGCTCCAGCACCGTTCCCGACAGGGACAGCAACGCCGCTTCCATGGCGGCCGTCTTGACCTG